TTGCCTCAGGTGGCAACGTTCCCTGTGGGGATATTGGCTGTGCTGGCATCTGTGGTTGCATAATAAACGAAGCAGCAGAACGAATACCGAAACCATACTGCAACACATAGTTAGCCAACTTAGGCATATCAATAATTCCCGCAGAAGCAAACGGTGCCATCGCATCAACAACCTGCATTGCCATCTGACGACGGAATGACTCGTTGACCGGCTGAGTTGACCCACCTTCTACCTCAAAGTCAAACTCACCCTTGATGTAGTCCTTGTCAAATTCCAACCAAAGTGGTTCAGCCTCTGAACCTTGAATCCGTACAGCCTGCTCACCCGTGAGATACTGCTGAGCAAGCATGATAAGACGCTTAGCAATCTCAGCAATACTCAGTTCAATGATTGCCAACTTCTCTGATGAACGAGCATTAGCGTTGTCCTGAATAATGCCAGCCTCAGTCGCTGTGCGCCTGATTTCTGGCAAACCACCACGCATGTATTCGGAGATACCCGATACACGGTCAATGTCACCAGAGATTAGACTTGACTGGTTGTAGAACTCTGGCGGGCTAATTACTGCTGGCATTGGTCCAACAACACTTGCAATGCTTTCTTCTGAAATCACAGGAACCATCACATTGTCCTCGTCGGACTCAAGTGCTGCACGACCATCAGCGTCAAAGGCTGATTCCTTGTACAGCCACTTGCGTGAGAACCGTTTACGGTGGTTCATCATCTGTGTACGAGTCTGGTTGAGTTCCTGCTGTAGAGGCTCTATTGCTTCTAGTTCTCCCATTGGGTAGAAGTGTTCAGGAATGTCGTAGTTGCGAATCATCACAAACGGATGACCATAAGCAAAAGGAATCTTTGTTGGTGGAATCAAGAACTTGTCTGTGCCATCACAGAACACCGACATGGTGTTTCTGTCAATGTCGTACCATTCCCAGATTTCAACATATGAATCATTTGGGTCAGTTGAACGACGAGGTGAATAACCATCTTGACCGTACTTTGAGTAATGCGAAGGAGATGCTTCTTTACGGGCTGTGGAGTTGTAGCGCTTGTCCTTCTTTATTTCTGGCAAAGGGCGACGGATACGTTGTGCAATCCATTTAATGTCGTGCATGTTTGTGGCATCCGGGTCAACAAAAATATCAAACATTGAGACACGCTCCACAAATGGGCGGTCTTCTTTGATAATCATGTTTGACTCAACACCAGACTCAACACGGTCTTCGGCTAGTTCGTCAAAGTTGTCAAAGGTTGGAACTGTTTCATCTGCAACCATTTCTTCTTCAATAAAACGGTATCCAGTTTTAATCCAACCATGACCACAGATAAGCATGTCTTTTACTGCACGACGCAGTTCCTTTTGGCAGTCAAAGTGTCTCCACCAATAGTTGATGATTGCTTCTGTGACAACAGCCTTGTCGCTATCTTCGTAGCGACGAGCGCTAACTGAAATCTTTGGATAGTTGATAGAAACAGATGGTGACACAACGTTGATTGTGGCAAAAGCAATGTTTACCAACAAACGGTCTTCCTCTGAAACACCCTTGTACTGCTTGCCACGGTACATGTCAATCATGCGTCGCCATACTTCGTCATGGGCTTCCTCATGGCGCCAACGACGTGACTGTTCCAACTTGTCACGGTACTGCTTGAGTATTTCACTATTTGCTGTGCGTGCCATTAGTCTTCCTTCTGTCCTTCGTGCCAACCAATATGGTTATCAAGTTTGCTACCAATCTTGTCAACTTTATTTCCAATCATTTTGAGCAAGATTCGACCTTCTTCGTGTTGCTCGGTATTCTCTTTCCGCAGCCTTTGCAGAACGACCACGAGGGGTCCCGATATGATTGCAACAGCAATCGGTACCCATACCACCTCCATCTCAAATCCAACGACTTCCGACAGGCTCGGCGTTAATACCGGCTTCTTTGGCTACACGGACTTGCTCATCTGCACGCTCTTTAACAGTTGGGCCGTGAAAGTCTTCTTGACCGTAGGTAAACCCAAGGCGAACTGACTTAATATGGCATTTGAAACAAATTGAACCACGACGAGGCAATTCATCTGCTTCAAAAGTCGTCAAACACTCTAAACAGCGGAATTCTTTCATAACTATAAACCCAATTCGTTACTCTCGTACATTAAAAGCGCCAATCGGGGTACGAGGTTCCTCTTTTTCACGGATAAGGAACTTTTCCCACCAACCCAAAGTATTACGGACCGGTTCTGCGTCAACCCGATATTCAGGCAACCAAACATATTTCAACATCTGATTAGTGATTGCCAGAGACATAACACGGTCGTCGTGAGGTGAGCCATGCATCTTGCCATTGGCTTGACGAATAAAAGTCCTGAGTTCTCCAATTGAATTCTTGTCATGAACATGAACGCTTTCATCACGGATTGCAGCGTTCAGTTCGTCAATAGCCAAAGGCTTAGAAACAGATGTTGTTCTCCAACCCATAGTCTCACTAATCTTTGGGCTTCTACTATTCATCTTCCTTTGACGATACAGGTTCCTGTACCCAATACGTTGTAAACCTTTAATCGTGGTCAGACCGTGGTTGTTTGACTCAACCCCAACCAAAGCATGATTGTAGTAATAACCCAAAGCCCTAAGAACCTCTTCACCAAAAACGTCTGGGTCAACATGCCCATGCCAATGGGCAACCAGAAGACCTGTGTTAGCGGAAATCACATGAGCAGAACTGTAGTCACCATGCCCTAGACCTTCAGCGACGTCAGCCCCAACAACATAAATTTGCTGTCTGTCTGGGAACTCCCAGATTGCCAACTCACCACCATCTGCAATGAATGTGTAGTTATTTTTACCCATCTCGTTCTTCAGATAACCACGGTCAGGTTCAATGAGTTCAATTGCTCTAAGAGCATCAAGGTCAAACACAGGGCGACCAGAGCGGATAAAGGCTTCTTCAGCATTGTCCGGGTATTCCTGTGCCAACTGCCAGTCAGGAAGGTCACGTTTTTTTGCTTCATACCAATCCTCATCACGGTCTCCAGCAGACCAAGGGAAAAATACACCAGTAAATCGGTTGTTGCCAGTCTGCGAACCAACCCACAGTTGATGAAAGATATTGCCCTCACCGTTGGCTGTACTCAAACAAATAACACGACCACCAACGTCAGCAATAGGTTCAATGGATGCCCACGCTTCTTCAGCGTTGGGCAAGAACGCCATTTCGTCAATGATTACCCGATACACAGACTCACCACGAGCAGGGTCATTTCCAGATGGTAAAGACTCAATTGCAGAGTCATTAGCAAACACCATCTTCAACTGGTTGTCTGAGAGTAGGTCTGGTCCACGCACACGCATCCACGCAGGAAGCATCTTGTATCCATATTTAGTCTTCTGCAACAACTTGGATGCTTCACGTTCGGTACGTGAAAGCATGACCGTAAAGCGGTCAGCCCAAAAGAATGTTTCCCAGAATGTAAATGCAGCAGCCAGAGTAGAGAACCCAATCTGTCGTGCTTTCAGAACAATGCTGTAGCGAGAGTCAATCCAGACTCTTACGGTTTCTTCTTGTGCTTCACGCAAGACAAACTTGATACGACCCCGCTCAGGGTGTCGAATCATCCAATGGGTAGAACAAAAGTGTGAAAATGCAACCACAAGTTCATCTGTGGTCGCACCTTCACTACCTTTGCATTTTCTCCACTCCTTCTCATTGAGAAGGTCAGTGAGTTCCATTATGCCTTCTTAGCGGCTACTTTCTTGGCTGCAATCTTTTTAGGACTTGCACCAAATGCTGCATCAATTTCATCTTTGGTGAGAACACCATCAATGCTTGCCTTGGCAAGACCCTCTGCAACCTTGAAGATGGAAACTGCGCCAGCAATCAATGCTGACTTCCATACTTCCAAGTCAGGAGCGATAACCGCAGCACCAGTCACCACGCCGAGGGCGTTGGTGAGGAAAAGTGCAACAATTCTGCCTGCAATATCTTTTGCCTTATTCATTGTTCTCCTTGAACATTACGCCGAGTAAATGGATTATCACGGCTATTACGGTGATTCCCCAACCTAAAACCTTGGTCTGACCAGACAACGTGATAAGCACCATACCGGTACCTGCAAGTGTCCAAGTCAAAGCATGGATTTCGGATAGGAGTTTCTTCACGCTAATAGCCCAATTCGTTACGGTCTACGTGAAGACACAGCAATGGCTGTAGCACCAGCGGCTACGGCAATTAGGGTGCGACGGGTATCTACTGGCACAGCAGAGCCAAGTGGAACGTAGTCGCCAAAGTCGTCAGAGAAAATGTCAATGGTGTCCTCAAATGCCTGTCGCACCTCTACGGGTGCGGACTGAACAGCCTCTGTGACCGCAGTCTTTTCCTCTTCGCTTATCTCTGCCACATCCAAGGACTCAAAGATTTCAACAGCCTGCTGTGGGGTCACAACTAACAACACCTCTGGGCTGGTCGCCAAAGCGACAGCCTGCTCAGGGGTAGGTGGTTCTTCCTGTGCCAGAATCTGCTCAACAACCTGCTCAACCTGCTCAGGGGTTAACTCTTCTAAGGCTGTCTGAAGTTCTTCCACGGTTGTGGCTTCAGCAATCAAAGCCTCTACTTCCTCGTCAGCCAATGGCTCTGAATCTGGCTCTAAATTTGGCTCTAAATCTAGTTCTACTTCCGGTTCTACCGTTGTGCTAGTCTCTTCAGGTGCTTCAGATGTTGTGGTCACTTCCTCAGTTGTTGTGGTCACTTCTTCAACTGTCGTGGTTGTTTCTTCTGGAAGCGTCTCCTCTGGAATGGTTTCCTCTACTGTCGTTGTTGTGGTGCCTGTCTCGGTTATCTCTGGCTCTTCAGGAACGGAAGGCTCAACAGGTTCTGGCTCAACTATTTGAGGCTGTGTAACTGGTGTCGGAACTTCTGGTGGTTCTGTTGTGGTCGTTGTTGATTCTGTTGTTGTTGTTTGGGGTACGGAAGTACTGGTAGTAGTTGAACTAGTTGTTGTCTGAGGAATACTTGTACTTGTTGTTGTAGTAGTCGTGGTTGACGACGTTGTAGTCGTCGTACTTGTCGTCGTTGTCGTATTTGGCACCGTCGTTGTGGTTGTCGTAGTTGAAGTAGACGTTGTGGTCGTCGTTGTACTCGTACT